TATTCCTTCATATCTTTTCACCGAGGAGAAGGAAGCTTTACTCTTGGAATTAAAGGAGAAGAAGTTCGAGGGAGTGGTGATAAAGGCTAGGGCTAAGAGGGATCAGTATTGGAAGTACAAACCCACTATCACAGAGGATGTGATTTGGTTTGGGGAATACAATGAGGGAACTGGTAGGAATGAGGGCATGATAGGAAGCATGGTCTGCTACCAGTATGTTAAGGGGATTCTTACAGAGATAGCCAATGTGGGGGGTCTCACAGATGATACCCGGGCTCACTTCACCAAACTATCCAAAGGAGGTAAGGTCTCCAGAGATGTCCCACTAGTTCTCGAGGTAGAAGCTATGAGCCGGGGAGAGGTCACTAAGAAGGGCAAGATTGGAAAATTAAGACACCCAAGGTATTCCAGGATAAGAACTGACAAATCAGCCTCTCAATGCATTAGGAGGGATTAAACTGCCAGGAGTTCCGCCCCACAGGTTAGGAACAGCCTGGAGCAAGCAATTAAGTATCTCTGTGGAGGAGGTTAATGGGAAGGGGGTAAATATCTCTACCCTCATCTATGTTTCTAGATATACCGGAAAGTTAATGTTATATGAGGGGGTTAGGTATGGGAAGCATAAATTTGTTAGATCATCTGTTGTACTGGGGGATGGTCTATCCGAAGAGGACATGAAGAAGTATGGTATAGGTGAGTTTAGGCCTAGGCCTAAGAAGTTCCCCAAAAAAAGGATGAATACAGAGATAGTATCTCCATGCTTCCTTTGCTGAGGTAATACCATGGTAAGACCCTCCAGTATTAAGGAAGTTTCTCCAGGGGTATGGGAGTTTATCACAGAGTATGAGCCCACCACCAGGAGAACTTATTTTAAACGCGCTAGGGCAGTATTATTATTTTTAGGACGGAATTTAAACAAATGTGAGGATTGTGGGAAATGTACCAATGTAACCCACCTCCATCATGAAGACGAGGATATTAAAAATTCTAGGTCAGATAACTTGAGGGTAGTTTGTATTAACTGTCACAAGAAACTTCATCCAAATAGAATAAATTTTAGGTACGATGATATTTATCAAGCTGCAGAGCAACATATTTAAATATGTACTCCTAATAGTAATATGCCTTATAAATTAGGAGGAATACAATAAATGCCAAAACTTTTGACCAACAAACCACTGGAAGAATGCACCTACGAAGAACTCATAGGAGACAAGGAAAGACTTATAGCCCTCTTGAATCAGGTAGAGGGAGAAATCGAGAGAAGGGAACAGGAAGACGAGGAGGACCTCTAAATGAGGACCCTAACAACCTGTGAGGAAACGGGGACTAGGATCTCCCACAAGAAGGTAGACAGCAAGGCAACCCTCGTAGGATCTTACTACGGGGGATTCGTCATCGAGCAGGACGGCAGGAAATTTATGCTACCTTTCGAGAGAGTAGACCAGTGGAATGTCATACAGGAGGGAGAGTAATGAGGATAGGCGTAGAGGGGTTTACTCCCCTCGAACAGGCTAAACTCAGGGCCAAGAGGGAGAAGGAACGCCAGGAGATAGTAAAGGCAGTAGAGGAGAAGCTTAAAGAGATTCAGGGGGTCCAGTAATGTCCTCTATTCTTCGCAGGGTTAAAGGAGTCGAGCAGAATACTTTTTACTGTGACAAATGTGGGAAGAGGATCAGTAGGAAGGGTGAACTGACTAAGACCGCTCGACACATCACAAGTAACTCAATTCCAGAGTTGGATGGTAAGGATCTTTGCCGGGACTGTTGGAGTAACATCTGATGGACCTGATAATCTCTTTTTTAATGAAAAACGTATGATATTCGGTTCATCCAAGGGAGTGTAGTTCAGATTATATCCTCTCAAGGATGGAACTAACTCTCTTGTTATTCTTGATATTGATGATGTGGTAATTATGGAAGAAGAAGTATGGAAGCAGATAGAGAACTTTCCTGGTTATGAAGTTTCTAACCGAGGTAGAGTGAGAAGCTACAAATGGACAGAACCAAGGGTTTTAAAGGGAAAGCAGACTTCTTATGGCTATATACAAGTAACTCTTTTGAATAAACAGTTATATGTACACAGATTAGTTGCTCAGGCTTTCCTACCAAACCCAGCTGATAAGCCAGAGGTTAATCACCTTAATGGAATTAAGACTGATAACCGTATTCAGAATCTAGAGTGGTGTACAAGCTCTGAGAATAACCTACACTCCCATAGATGCCTATTAAGGACCCATACTCATGGTCAAGAACATCACTCAGCTAAGCTTAGCGATAGGGATGTACAAGAGATTCGTGAGAAGTTATGGATGGGTAAACGTGGAATTGGGAAACAGCTGGCCCAGGAGTATGGAGTATGTGAGAGTAGAATTAGTAATATCAAAAAGGGAAAGGCCTGGAATAGGTCTGAGGGATAAAGCTATTTATTTATATGACTGCAGCTTATAGTATATTGCCTCAATAAAGGATAGTTTAAAATTAATATAATTTTATATTAAAGGAGGAATAAAAATAACTTGTAACTGGCGGAGAAATGCACCCAAATGGGTAAAGAGAATGAACGACAATGTAGCATACAAATCAACCATCACCACTTTTAAAGAGTGGGATGAAGCCAACAGGGTAGGAATTATCAATGTCACGCTCAGGGAGAATCCAGCCGAGAACTTTGATATAGCAGTGGAGTATATCCCACAGGAGAAGATTCTTGCCTTCTATGAAGTCGGAGGAGATGCTTTTACCTCTGAAAGGATTCAACCCTGGAGACTTATTCAGGAACTCATAAGAACTGGTAAGGCCCCAGAAGTTAAGCCCCACATTCCACCAGCCATTCTTAAGCTCAGGGAACTTGTTAAGAATGACCCCTGCCCACCTATTAAGATCACAAACTATGAGAGGGATGTTCTCTACTTCGGACTTCTTCACAATCCAGCTAACACAGTTATGGAGCCCTGGAACGACTTCAGGACAGTGGTTAAAGTTCCATCCAACACTATCATTAAGTCAGTTAAGACACAAGACATCCGGAAGGGAAAGATTGTTCCTTCAGTAATGTCCTCACTTACTAAGAAGGGTCTTATCCAGTCCTCCGGAAAGGAAGGGGCAGAAAGGATGTGTCAACTCACAAAGACCGGAGTCCTGGTTCTTAGAAGGGAAGTTACGGGAGCCTAACCGCCCTAACTTCTTTTTAGAAATGCTTTTATTCTTGTACTCTTTTTAGTATACTATCCTAACAAGGAGGAATTTTATGGACGAGAAGCTTGAATTTCCAATAACTAAAGACATGTGGATTAAGTTACGAGACTGGGCTATTTTCCAAGATAAAGAAGACGCCGGAATACTCTACAGGGAAACTTTCCCTCAGAGCATAGGTAAAACAGTTATAATGGATGGATTGTATAATGAAGAGGACGACACTCTTTGGATGGGTCTTGCATACAAATTTTTGGATGGGGACCATGTTCTCATTATATATACATGGGCTATCTCTCTGCTCAGGACTTTGATAGATAGGATCCCAGATCCAGAGCTAACGACCTACCTGAAAGATATTATTTCCAAAACAGACCTTTCTGATTATCAAGAGGAGATTATCCGAGGAAGATTGTTATGGTATTAATCGGAAATTAGCCAAGGAATATGGGGTTAAGGATAGCATCATTGGCCATATAAAGCACTCAAGAAGATGGAAACATATTTAAGGGTGTATTCACATAAGTACAAGTACTCAAATAATACAAGGAGGAATTTACTAATGGTAAGCAAGAAGAACCAGAGACGAGCTATGAAAGGTTACATACAGGGATTAATGCAGGAAGCAACACCCTTAGAGTTTGAGTTAGTTTGGATTCCAAAGATCTACCAGTTCCAAACAGAGGACGAAAAGCAGGTCAAAGACGCCATAGAAAGGAACGGCGAAGGACTTACTAAGGCAGATGCCTACATAGTAAGCAAGCTCGCAAGGAGGATTGCTAAAGGCGGACACATAAGCATTGAAGAGACGGATGACCTCAGGACTCGTCTACCCAAGTATTATAAACAGTACTTAGCTCAGATGACCAGGTTCCCTAAGGCCCTCCTGGCCACTCTTTTGGAGGCTTAAGGATGACCACCAAGCAGGAGATCATAGACAAGATTCTTAAGGTCAAGGCCCTTGCAGATAGGGGAAATGGGGGAGAAAAGCTCAATGCTCAGGCCTTTATAGAGGCTCTAATGCAGAAGTACGATGTTACAGAGGATGAGCTGGAGTACCAAACAGAGCTTAAGCTTGTTTGGTTTAGGTACAGCTCAAAATACCCCATGTCAAGGAAACTCCTCCTCCAGGTGTCATACTCTGTGGTAGGAGCAGACAGAAACCTATACAGACCTGGGAAGGGAAATAAAATAGGGGTAGAATGTACTAAAGCAGAGGCTATAGAGATAGAGGCTAAGTTTGGATTCTACAAAGCCCTCATGAATAAAGAGTTGAATTACTTCCTTCTAGCTTTCTTTAACAAGCACAGTATTTTTCCCCCATCCAAAGAGGACCTCATTAAGGATGAGGAAGAGGCAAAGAAGAAACGTGATGAAATAGACCTAGAGAAGCTGATGTCAGTCATGCAAGGTATGGATGACGCCTCATACAGGAAACAACTGAGGTGAAATAATGGATATATCCTTCATCACAGAGAGTATTTCTGGGATAATAATTATTCCCTCATCCTTTTTATGTGGGGAGCAATATTTTTTATGCGAGGATTCCTTTGGAAAGCCTGCAATGTTCGTAAGTGAGCAGATGTATAAGAGTCTAGTGGAGATAGCAGCATGAAAATATTGAAAGGAACTTTAAGAGTGGGTCTAACCCTCTCATTATTCCTTATGGCCCTTTGGGTATTGGGTTTTATGATAGGAATGGTTATCTCAGCATTCGGGGTCATTTCAGTGAAATGGGTTATTTTGGCCTTATTATCCCCTATGATACTGTTTGTTGCCGTTTTCTGTGGCATCACAGGAACCCTATTAGTACTAGCCATAAAAGGTCGTATATCGTCTGATATTGGCTTATACAGAAAAGAAAAACTATAAGGAGAAATTAATAGTATGGATAGTTTAGAGTATGAAGGACCTATGATCATAAGAACCTGTAAAGAGACTATAGGTTTGGGCATTAATACTAGGAAAGGGATGTTTCGTATAGATAAAAAGACACATAGTGACCTTGTTAATACCCATGGGAAATACCTTTTTGCGGTACACCTAAACAGTGGTATTACTAAGGTTAAAGTTATGGATGCTGAGGAAGTAAAATATTCCCGGAATATCTCTTGGCCTGTGATTTTTCAGTAATCTCCCGATTACTGATTATCTTTTTATAGAAGTGGAGTTATATTATCTATATAAAATCGCGAGTGTAGTATATGGCTAAAAAACCAAAGGTAAAAGCACCCCCAGAAGCTCCCTCTATTAGAGCTATAGCTAATATGGCCAGAAGAGAGAGAGTAAAGCAGTATATTCTAAGGGGAAAAATGACAGTTGAGGATATGGCCGAGGAAGAGGGTGTAGAAAGAGGAGTCATATCCAAGGATATAAAATGTATAAAAAATGAGAATATACTAGCCCCTGCTAAAGAGGCTACTAGACTGGCCTACCTTGAGTATTCTTCTGAGATCGAATGGGCTGTAGAAGAGGCTAAAAGACTTCATGAGGAGGTAAAAGAAGAGAGAGATGGAAAAGGTGGAAGAATAGACTGTTTGAAGTTTGTTACTGATCGTAGAAAGGAAGAGATGGAGATGGCTCAGAAACTAGGTCTTCTTGACCTTGCTGCAGAGAAACAAGAACATGACCACGTACACCACTTTAAAGTGGATGATCCTGAGTTGATTAAGAAATTTGGGGATTTCATTGCATCAAAATCATCGGATAGTTAAAGGCCTGTGTCTTAAGCCAGTTGAAAAGCAAGAACCTGTATTCTCAGAGGAACAGGTAGAGCTTCTCAAAAATCTTAAACCCAAGGATATTGCAAAGCATTCAATAGCCTTTTTTGCTAAATACTATCTGGGATTGGGTGTACCTAAGCACCAGAAAAAGTGGTATGATTACTGTTATAGAAAAAGACACCTGCAGTTAAGCCCACGTGACCATGGAAAAACTACAGTATTTAACCATGCCTTCCCAGTATGGGCTATATGCAATATCCCTAATGTAAGGATCCTCCTAGTATCAAAGACCTCTAGACAGGCCAATAAACTTATAAAAACTGTTAGGGAAGAATTAAAAAATAATGAGAAGATAAAAGCTGATTATGGGGAACTCCTCATAAATGAGGCTGGTAAAGGCCCTATATGGTGTAAGAGAACAGCGGATGCTAGTAATCTAAAAGACCCCACAGTGGAGGCAGTAGGTGCAGAAGGTTCAATTACCGGAGGCCACTTTGATATTATTATCTGTGATGATATCATAGATGATGAGAATACTAAAACAGAGACCAGGATGGAGGATTTATCCAACTGGTTTTTTGGTACAATCGGCCAGCTCTGTGAACCTCATACCCAGTGGTTTGTTACTGGAACCCGTAAACACTATGCTGATATTTACCAACAGCTTATAGATAATCCTCTGTGGCAAAAGCAGGTCGACAAGGCTATAGTTAAGTACCCTGAAAGCTGGGAATTTATTTATTCTACCAATGAGGATGGTCAGGAATACATCAGTGGTGTGAAGGTAGTAGGTGATTATGAAGTTCTTTGGCCTGAGAAATGGCCTATTGATGTTCTATTAATGGACAGACAGCAGACTGGTAGTATTCTTTTTGATAGAGAGAAGCAGAATGACCCATCAGGTATGAAAGGTCAATTCCTTAAGGTTGATTGGCTCCACTATTATAAATGGAGTGAGATGCCTCCCCTTGATGAATTGTCCTTTTATATTGGTGGAGACCTTGCTATAAGTGAAGATCAAAAGGCCGACGAAACAGTATTCACCCTCGCCGGATATCACAGTCCAACCCACAGGATTTACTATATAGATTCTGTGGCTGGTAGATGGGATTTCCCCGAACAACAAGAGAGGTTAAAATCAGCTTATACTTTCTGGGCTCAACAGGGTATGCGTGCTCATAAGGTACTTATAGAAAACAACGTATACCAGGCCGCTCTAGCTCAGGAGATACGGAAGGATACTTGGATTCCTGCTGTTGGTATAAGAACTGTTAAAGATAAAGTAACTAAAATGATAAGTATTTCACCTCACTTTGAGAATGGGAGTGTTCTACTTAGGAGTACTGAACTATGTGGTGTTCCAGAATTCAGGCAACAGTGGACCCAGTTTCCCTTTGGGGAGCATGATGACAGGTTAGACAGCTTCGCTATGATTATTCTCCACATTGCTTTAGGAATAGAAAGTAGCGTAGGGGTAGTGGAGTCAGATGTACCTTATGATGAGGTAAGGCCTGATGAAGCCTATGAATATGTTTTCTGTGAATGCGGAGAGGAGTACGGAACTTCCTCAGGGGTGTTCCCCAAGGTTAATGGTGTATGTGACGTATGCAAATGCGCGATGCCTCAATTCCCTCCCTCCTTAATAAGTAAAGTTCAAGTTAACAAAAGGAGTTCAAAGAGGAGTAATATATGCTCGGTGACTTAATGAAAAGAGCTGGCCAGAGAGTGGCTAACTCTCTAGGATTAAATATTGTGGATATTCCCCTTTCCCCAGACTACTATCAAAACCAGATATGGGGCGATGGAACCACGGAGGAGGGGGGTCAGAGGAAAGGAGTTTATACGGATGCATTCTGGTTAGCTCCTCCCTATGGAAGACCCAGGAACATAGACTATGACAGGTTGGAACCTCTTGAAAAAAGCATATGGGTGAGGATGTGTGTTCAACACATATGTGATAGCATAGCTGGTGCCGACTGGGATATTATTCCTGTAAAGGAGAAGATGGGAGATGAGACTGATGATAAGATGGTAGAAACCATACGGGACTTTTTCTCATCTAAAACCTGGGCAGACAGCTTATCAACAGTTGTTCGTAAAGCCCTTCCAGATATGATAAATTATGATGCTGGGGTGATGGTAAAGGTATTCCCTGTGAAGGCGTACGATCAATATCTTGATGTAAAAAGGGGAACTGTTCCAATTGAACTCACAGCAATAGATGGTAGGAGTGTTCTTAAGGATATTGACCTATTTCAGAACCTAAGGGGTTACTGGCAGTACGCCTGGATCAATCCACAGGCCAGACCCATACACTTTAAGAGTGATGAAATAATCTACCTTCATCAGGCTCCTTCAGCTAGAGAACCATATGGTATTTCTAATCTTGAGGTAATAGAAGCTGTTCTTGACTATATGTCAGATTCTACCCTGGCCCAGTCAAAATATTGGAAGAATGGTCTATTCATTGGAGGCCAGATTGATCTTCCGGATGTAACTGATATAACTGAGCTTAAGAGGATGCAGGCTTATTATGAGGCTAAGCTGCGGGGTCCACGAAAATATAATAAGTGGATTATCACAGGGGGAGGAGCTAAAGTTCAGTCTATGCCCTTCACCAGCCAGGATATGGAGTGGCTTGATTCTCAAAAATGGTTCGCTAAGATGGTGTTTGCTGTATACAAGCTTACTCCCTCAGAGCTTGGATTCACCGAGGATCTTAATCGGGCTACAGGAATTCAACAGATGCAAATCCATAAATCCAAAGGAGTTCGCCCAGTACTTCTTATCCTCCAAGAAGCCTTTAACAGAGAGATAGTTTGGAAACACTTCTCCCCAGATTATCAATTTGTATTCAACAAGGAACTTGACCTTGATGAAGAAACTAAGCAAACCGATATAGATGTAAAGAGACTTCAGGCAAGCCTTGACTCTGTGAATGAACTCAGGGATAGGGATGGAAAGCCAAAATGGGAAGATGAGATCTATGATGGTCCAGATGCGGCTGGGGCTAAACAGCAACAGATGATGGAACAGCAACAGGGTGATGAAGGAGAAACTGATTGGGGCTCTCTGTTTGATTATGGGGAGTCTCAGCCATGGGATGAAGCTGAGGATGATGCAAACGATACTACCAAAGCTGTAATGGCCTCTGTGGGATCGGGAGAGCCTGGGTATACTCCAATACCAGAGGTTTATGATGGGAATAAGAAGAAACAGGAGAAGCAAGCAATTAGTGAAGCCGAGGAACTATTTCAAGAAATGGAATTACAATATAAAAGAGCTCTTGATGAGTTTCTAGCTGAAAGAGGAGTAACTAAGGGTGAGTAACCATGATCGACTGGCTTAAGAAACTACTGGCTGGAATGACCTCAACTAAGCTAGCTGACATGCTCACTGGGGTAGGAGTCAAAGCCTATAAGATTGGTAGGGAAGAGGGGTTTGCAGATACTGAGGATCAAGAAGAATCTAAGGAAGAAGGTCCCAGGGAAGAGCCCCGCAAAAGGCCTTTAGATCCCGATAGCGAGGCGATGGAGTCAATCGGAGTAAGGACACATGCATTGAGTGAAAAAACAATCTCAGACGCTAAGGGCACCCTCTCTGTGGAAGTGGACAAACTCTATAAGGAAATGGATGCAGCCATGAAGGCTGGTATGACTGAGAAGGATGCTCTAATAAAGATCCAGGATAGGATGAAGGGTCTTTTTTCTGAGGCCTTTCCCCCATGGAAACTTGAGAGGTTAGTCAGGGATCAATTCACAGTGGCTACTAAGGAAGGAAGAAGATCAGCATGGGAAGAGTCGGGAGTCCAGTATCGCCAGTGGGTAATGCATCTAGACTCTCATACAGGGGATGATAGCAAAAGAATGCATGGTCAGATAACAAAGATCAACGAGCCTTATATTGATCCTCTCACAGATGAAAGGTATATGATTCCTCACATACGCCCAAATGATCGATGTTTTGAGATCCCCCTATATGAGCTCCCAGAAGAAACTAAAGAGAAAAATGGATTATTATACGCTAAGGTAACTATACCTAATTTTTACAAATATTCATCGGATTTCTTTAAGGGAGGCCCTGGTAGTGGTATCAAAGGTCACACTACACCTAAAAAGCTCACCCCCAAGGAACGAAAGATTCTTGACGACTATCGAGTTGGAGTCAAAAAGCTGGCTAATGAGTATAAGGAAAAGAAAGACAAAGGAGGAGACATAAAAAAGCTTCAGAAAGAGTTTAAAACTAAATTCGAGGAACACAGGCAGACTTCCATAAAAGCGTTCATGGGAGAGCATAAATTCACAAGGGAGCAAGCTAAAGCCAGGAAAGAGGCCAGGAACCAAAAGAAACAGACCCCTGTGGAATCTAAGAAGCCAGAACCTGTAAAAGAACCTAAGAAACCAAAACAAAGTGAAGAGGAAAAGAAGGCTAAAAGAAAAGCTCGTAGAGAGGCTCGGAAACAACGAAAAGCAGAGGAACCTAAGAAGCCTGATACTGGGGGAATAAATAAAGATGAGATCATGAACAAACCCCACGTTAAGGAATTTCTGAAAGTTACCAAAGGTATGAGTATAAAAGAGAAGATGAGTAATATGAAGAGAGCATCCTCTGTGGGATTGGTTTTACAGGACTGGCAGGAGGGGAGATATGGTAACCTTGACTATGCTATAACTAGTGCTTTTGGACTTGACGAGGGTAACCACAGGCAGGATACTCTTTCAGATATTCATGCAGCTGGTAAGGATTCCATGGAGTATATGTGGGGTAAAAACCTAGAAGAGGGTATTCATCAGTATTATGCTATGACTCAGGAGTATTTAAAGCAAAAATACCCATCAGGGTTTATAACCATATATCGAGGGGTGGATGGAGATACCCCCAAGGAGTTTGGACAGAGGGGATTGAAAGAAGGGGATGAGTGTAACCTTAAGTGTTATAATGTAAGTTCCTGGTCTGAGAATAGAGAGACTGCAGAAAGCTTTGGTAAAAAACATGGTGAAGGAGTAACCATAAAGGCCGAGATACCCATAGAAAGGGTCCTTCTTCATCACAAGGTCTTATATGGTCACATGCCAGATAATTCCTATACTGCAGAAGAGGAAATATCCATTCTAGGGGATGAGGTAAGGGGACAACTAGTAAAGTACCATCACCCGGGATAAACTTAATTAACAGAACACACCTTTTATTACTAAGGAATAATTATGAACAAGGAAGAACCAATCCATATCGGAAAAGAAGAAGTTAACGACAAATGGCTACAAGATCTTCGGGATAAAAAATCTCCTAAAGAGGATGAAGATGACGACAAATGAAGTGCCCTGGAACTATGACCTAGTAGTTGAGAAGCTGGCTTCTGACAAAGAGGGAAACCTCTATATTGCGGGATATGCAAGCAATGGGGATGTCGATGAAGATGGGGAAGTTATGGACCTGGAATCCCTTAAAATGGTGTACCAGGAATATATGAAAAATCCCGTCATAAAGCTAATGCATGATAAAGTGCCACAATGGAAGGGAGCGATAGGCACTGTGGTACCCGAATACACTGACATAGAGGGTAATATCTTTAAAACTGAATTTTCCACAAAACCCTTCCTTGTCATAAAGCTTGCAAAAGGCCTGCCAGAGTGGATATATTCGGCGGTCAAAGATGGGGTGTATAAAGGCCTATCCATAGGGGGAAAACTGGCTAAGAAGGTCGGAAATCGTCTCTACGTTAAAAGCTGGCTTGAAACCTCACTTGTGGATATACCATCTGCTCGTGGAAGTTTTGTAAATGTCCTTAAGTGTGCTGGAGAATCAGCTGAAGAGGAAGAACCAGACCGGGAATTTTTTTCTTCACAGGAAGATATTTCTAAAGCTCTTGACAAAGTTCAGGAATTGGTCCATCTTCAGAGGTTATCCAATGCCTCCTGTGAAGTGGAAACTTTCCTTAAGGGAGGCCCAGGAAGTGGAATAAAGGGGCATAGGACCTACCACAGTCCAGAGGAACTAAAAGCAAAGTATAAAAAAGATTCTCAAGAGCTTAATGCTAAGTATAATGAAGTTAAATCCCATCTTGATGAAGCTGAGAAGAAAGGAGAGAGTAAAGTTAAAGAGGGTCAAGATCTTATAGACCAATCTTCTAAAGAGACTGATAAGAAGTTAGCCGGGGAGAAGAGTCAAGCTGGGTTAAAATTAAGGTCTGAGGGCTATGGTCTAATAAGTGAGGCTAGAACTAAGAAAAAGGGGCTTCTTGATAAGTATACAAAGTTACAGACAGAACTTTCACAGAAGCTTATGGAAGATCTATCAAGTGATGGTAAGCTTAATATAAAACAAGAACCAACAAAAGCTCATGAACCCCCTAAGGAACAAGCCACTGCAAAAAAGGAACCCTCCGAGCCCTCTGTGGATAAGGAAGAAGCCAAAAAACAGGCCAGAAGGGAACGGGCTAAGAAGCGTAGAGAGGCTAAAAAGGCTGGTGAACAGACAGGAACCACTCCTGTGGGAGAAGGTTCAGGAACCTCTAAGGAAGAGGAGAAGAAGGCTAAACGTAAGGAGAGAGCTGCAAAACGGAGAGAAGCAAAGAAAAACCAATCTAAGGAATCAGAACCAAAAAAACTGAGTGGGGGTGTTCACCCCCTTAAACAAGGATATACCCTGAGCTCAAAGGGCGAACATCTTACCCCGTCTGATGTAAAGTGGACCAAGAAAAGATTGGTTAAAAATGGGTATGAGGTAAGGGTAATAAAAACAGGGGATAACTCATATGACTTTTATGTAAAAAAGGACTATCGTAAGGAGCTCTTGGCTCATAAGGAAGAACATGTGGTCGTTGTTGATGAGTCCGGAAAGGAGCTTGGTAGAAATAAGGGTGATGAGGATTCCACAGACTACCCCTCTTTAAAGGAGATTCATGATTCCACAAGGAAACTTATGGCTCACCACAACCATCCCGAGGGTGGAACACTAAGTGGTAGGGATGTATTAGGTGTTTTATCAAGGCCTGGCATGCATGGGATATATGCTCACTCACCCGAGGGTAGTTATTCCATCTCAATCCCAGAGGGTATTAACCGAGATGAAGCCTACCGGACAACAAAAAAGACCTTTGAAGATAACGAGATGGCTGCTAAAGACAGGATATTTGAGCAATATGAGGGTAAGATTGAAAGATCCGAGCTTAAGAAGAAGGTTGACGATGCAAGAAGAGAAGCGGCTAAAAAATCTCTTAGAGAACTCCACAGCAAGGGTCTGATTAATTACAGGGAGGAACTTTTATGATATCTGATTCCATAGTAATACTCGAGGAGTTCCTCAAGGGAGGTCCAGGTTCCGGTATTAAGGGGCATCGTACATATCACCCTGAGAAGCATAAGGACCCCTCTAAAAATCTTTCTGAGGAGGAGAAGAAGGCCCGAAGAAGGGAGAGGGCCAAAAAACGTAGGGAGGCCAGGAAGACCGAGGCAAAGCCCCAAACCCACAAGCCCGAACCTAAGAAGGAAGAAAGGCTCAGCCCTGAGGAGGAACGGAAGGCCAAGCGCAGGGAAAGAGCCAAAAAGAGGAGGGAAGCTAAGAAGACCCAATCTGCACCAAAGCAAGAACAAAAATCAGAGCCTAAGAAGTCAGGTGTTAGTTCTCTTGAGAGAATGCAAACAGCCCGGGCCATGGTATTGGAAGAGCACAATGTGGAGGTGTTTCTAAATAAAAGTGGGGGTAAGCTGGCCCTTGACCACTTCTACAAACACTATGGGCCTAAATCCCTTGACTACTTTAAGACCCATTCAAAGATATTTTATGATGATGAAAGGGCCTTGAGGGGTGATCACGTTCTTGGTAATTGTATCTACTTCAGCAATGGGCAGCAGGTTATAAATCTTAGAGATCAAACCTGGAAAACTCCACGGGAGAGTTCTTATCAGACCACTGTTCATGAATTAACCCACAGTTTATACAGTGACATAAGTGCTAAGTCAAGGAATTCTGTAGGACGGGTTGTGTATGAACCATCAAAAGCCCTCAATGAAGGAATAGCTGTTCTGGGAGTAAACATGACTAGGTGGGCTCCTCATAGCTTCAGCTATATGCAATATGCCTGTGCAACCATGGATACTCTTATAGATGTATCTAAGGAAGAAGGAGTTTCAGTAAAGGACCTCTATAAAAACTTATCCAATGTATCTCCTCTCCCCATAGAGGAAAGGATTGATCTTAGGGGGAGGATGGAGAGCCTATATTATTCAAAACATTCAAAGGTATCTTACACCAAAGAAGATGTAATAAGACACATGGAATCTTGGAGGGATTTACATAAACAAGGCTGAAGAAATTGATATATCAGTGGATACCAAAGAGGATATGACACCAGACCCAGAGTTAGTAGAAATGGAGAAAAAACTCTCTTCTGAGAGGAAATAATCTCCATCTTTTTTAATTTATTTCATATGCCCACACGCTTGCGGGGGGAGATCTTTATAAGGTAGAAAGTGTATTTATTATTGAAGATAACTTTGTGACTTCTAAGGCTCTGATTAGACCGGCGTGTGCGTTTATTTGGTCATGGGCAGGGGTTTAGATGGCATATCTTGAATCACCCTAATCAGGGTAGCAAATCAACCTAGAGAGGTAAATAATAAATGACAGATATTGAAGACCAGCTAGCAGCTGTAGAAAAAAGTCTTGATGCTGTAGGAGTACTTCTTAAGGAGGTTCCCACCAAGACCGATTTCGAAAAATTGACTCAGAGGGTTGATGAGGTCGAGGGGATCGCTAAATCCGCAGACAGCGGAATTGGAGACCTCGAAGATGAATTAGGGGAAAACACCCTGTCAGAACTCATCAAGTCCGCTGTCACCACTGCTGTAAAAGATGCAGTAGAACCTCTTGAGAAGAGGATAAAAGAACTCGAGGATTCCCCTGTGGTAAAGGGAGTTCAGGATTTTGATCTGGCAAAACTTGCCAAGACTGGTGGTAAAGAAGAACCGCCTAAAGAAGTGGATGTTATGAAAGGAATTATTCACGTAAGCTATCCAGAGCTTGATAGGGGTGTTCAGTAATGGCTTCTGAAACTAGGGCGGCTTTCTGTCCGCTTACAAAAGTGGATGTCGCATCCCTGTATAAGTCCTCTTTCGGGGACCTGCCTGATGAGACCATGTATGATGGACCTCTTCAGATAACGAAGGACTATTTCCCTGATCTCAAAAAGAGATTCGTAGATGCTCAGATTGCTAAAGCTGCAAATGTAGGCGCGACAACTGGCACAGCTGGTTATGTTCCGATGCCTCTTATGTACGACAATGCAGTGATCGACATCACCAGGAAATTCACTCCAATCAAAGGCCTTATTCCAAAGGTCACAAATCAGGGACTTACCGCAAACTACTACCGCCTCACCGCTCGTGGTAGTGCTTCCTGGGGTTCTGAGAATCCAGCCCTCAATGAAGTTGATGACACCAAGGAACTCCTGAGTTCCAGTATCAAATACTGTCGTATCGTCGGCCGTGTAACTGGTGTGGCTGAAGTCGGTGGTGCACACTTCGAATCCACAATGAGGTCCGAGATGCTTCAGAAGACTCAGACACTCAATGAAACCATTGAGGATGCTCTGATCAATGGTGACACAGATACCGACCCCAATCAGCCAGATGGATTAATTCAGCTTCTCTCTGCGAACAATACTAACCTTGGTGGTGCTGTTCCAACTCTTGAAGATGTGGACACTCTGGTCAATGACTGTTTCATCGACAAGGGAGCTCCAAACCTACTCATCACAGACCCCTACACTGCAAGCAACCTGAAAAACCAGATCATGAATGTGGTCAGGTATCAGAACCCATACACCTCTGTGGCATGGG